AAATGCAAACACCACAATGTCAACAACGATAATAACAACAAAAAATAAGCAAATGAAAAAAATGACACCTGATGAAAGAAAGCATAAGGTTAGTCTATTAAGAAAAGAGCATGAAGAATATTTTGAAAGCATAAACAATGTAGATGCTTTATTTATTCCAAAAATGGCTTATAGACCTCCAGGAAAAGATGAGCTACATATTAGCTTTTTTCCTAGTGAGTTGGAAAAAAATGAAGATATTTATACGGAATTCATTAGTATTGAATATGAATCTGAAGATCCAAAAAGAACATTGTATTTTCTAAAACACAACCCTTATTGGAAAGAAGAATATGAGATTAATGTTTCTAACGCAGGATTTGAAAGATACTTTGTTCCTATATCTGAATTAAAAGTAATCAATGATGTTTCAACTAGAAACACTTCAGAAATCAAATCTATTTTAAATATTGAAGAGTTATCAAACCCTGATGACAATTTTTCTTATAGAGGGTTAGTGGAAGCAATTAATAGAATAGGAAACATATTAGAAAAAATTGAAAATAAACTTAAATAATGGCACAATCTGTATTAATTATTGCTGAATCAGGTTCAGGTAAATCAACATCTATTAGGAACTTAGATCCTAATGAAACTGTAATCATTAACATTGCTAACAAACCTTTACCTTTTAAAGGTTGGAAAAAAAAGTACATTCCTTTGGATAAATCAAACCCAAATGGAAATTTGATCAGTGTATCAAGCGGTCCGGGAGTTTATAAAGCAATGTTACATGTAAATGAAAAAATGCCGCACATCAAAAACTTAGTAGTTGATGATTGGCAGTATATGTCAAGTTTTGAGTACTTTGATAAAGCTAATGAAAAAGGCTATGATAAATTTACTCAGATTGCAGCTAATCTTGCACAAGTTGCCAAACTTCCAAAAGATCTGAGAGATGATTTATATGTCTTTTTCTTAACACATTCAGAAGAATCAACAGATGTTAACGGCCATCGTAAGGTAAAAGCAAAAACAGTTGGTAAAATGATTGACAATGCACTTACATTAGAAGGTTTATTCTCTATTGTATTATTTGGCAAAGTCCGTAAAGAAGATGATGGTACTCTACACTATGGTTTTGAAACAAAAAACAATGGTGAGAATACTTGTAAATCACCAATAGATATGTTTGATAAGGAATTTATTTCAAATGACCTTCAACATGTAAAAGAATGTATTGAAAAATACGAAAATGACTAATTTAAAATTTAAAAATCAAAAAAATGTTTAGCACAAAAAACGTATCAACAAACAGAGTGAGTCCTTTACTTGGACCTGGTAATCACAAAGTAAAAATCAACAGCATCAGCTTTGACCCTACACCTTATGATGCAGAAGCATTTAACATTACGTTAAATGTTGAAACAGAACCAGTTAGCGGAGAATTTCAAGGCTTTTTGGTTGATCCAAACAATCCTAACGGACTTCGTTATGAAGGTCAGGTAGGTAGAGTTAGAATGTCTCCTTATCCTTATAAGGATGTTACTCTTGATAACGGTAGAAAAATAAGCCGTGATCAAGAAATTGTTAAAGCTATTGCTTTCTTGGCAGATGTCACAGGTAAAAGAGATGAAGTAGACATGATTGAAGCTAATACAATTGAGCAATTTACAAATGCTTGTAAACAAATCTTTACCAACATTGACTACGTTAATGCTTGTATTGGTGGTCGTGAGTGGGAAAATAACGATGGTTATATAAATGTAGATTTACATTTGCCACGTTTATCTAAAGCTGGTTTACCTTTAGAACCAGTTGGATCAACAGCGGGAAGACTTCTTACATTTAACTATGACGAGCATGTACGTAAACTTGTTAAGAAACAACCTACAACAGTAAATGATTTTGAACCTTCAAATGAAAGTGCAGGTTCTGATTTTGATCTTTAGTAGAATTTTATTGTTAAATTTAGGGGGGCTATAAGTCCCCCATTTTTATTTATGTTTAGTACAAAAAATATAATAGTTGAAATTAACAAAGTTCCCAGTTATTGGGTTTTCCAGTATTATTTAGATCTAAATGAAACGTTAACAGGTCAGAGTGTAAAGATTAAATCCATATTTAATAGATCTGAAAAAACACCAAGTATGTGCATTTATGTAAATAAAGATCAAATGCAATACGTTTTTAAAGATTTTTCAACTGGTAATTATGGTGACAAAGTTACTTTGATTATGAAACTTTTTAATTTAGACTATGCTTCAGCATGTGATAAACTAATATATGATTATAACACGTTTATAAAAAGTAATAAAAATGAACTTATAAAGCTTAACCCACAGAATAAATGGGAACTGGATTTTATACATCCAAGAAAATGGAATAGTTTAGATTCTTCTTATTGGCTGAGTTATAGAATAGGAAAAAAAATGCTTGAAGAATATAATGTCAAGCCTGTTGATTACTATAATATGATTAAAGATGAAAATGGAACTATCAGTAAACTGAAAATACAAGGTGAGTATATATACGCTTACTATGATTCTGATAATGATCCTTATAAAATCTATCAACCTTTTAAAAAGAAACATAAATTCCATAAGCTCAAGTCCCATATTCAAGGTATTGATCAACTTAAATATAACCAACCTTATTTAGTCATTTGCTCTTCTTTAAAAGATGCAATGTGTTTAAAAGGATTTGGTTATAATATAGAAGTTATAGCACCAGATAGTGAGAATACAATTATAAAACCTTATATCATTAAAAATTTACAAACAAAGTATAAGAAAGTAATAACTGTATTTGATAATGATGATGCAGGTCATAATGCAATAGAACGATATAAAAAAGAATATAACATTGATGGATTTTCATTAAGTATATCTAAAGACATATCAGATGCTACCAAAGATTATGGATTTAAGGAAACTCATAAGCATTTAAAACCACTTTTTAAAAAAGTATTATATATATGAAGTTTTTTATACCGGGAAATGTTCCTAGCTCTAAAAATGGTCGTAGATGGACAGGTAAATATTTTATCGCTAGTAAAACAGTAGTTAACTATAGAAAAAATGCTAAAGCTTATTATTTAAAATATGCGGCAGCTTTTAAAGCTGAATTAGCTAAACATAAGCTTCCTGTAAAAATCGTACTAACTTTTATTAGAGGAACCAAACATAAGTTTGATTATATTAATCCTGCTCAAACCGTACAAGATGATATGGTTACGCATGGATGGATTAATGATGATAATGTTGATAACATTAAACCAGTATTTAATGATTATCAATATGACAAAGATAATCCAGGTGTGATAATTGAAATTAAAGCAAATGGCAAAATTAAATCAAGAAATACTACCCCTGTTAATAGGTCTAAAAGACAAAGGGATAACAAAAATTGAAATTGCTTTCTCAGGTTCTGGTGATTCAGGTGATGTTGATGATCTACAATTTTATGCAGGCGCAGAGTATATAAGTCACTATCAACATGAAGATAAACCACAAGTAAAAGATTATATATCTGTTGAACAATACAATAAGTTGAGAGATGCATCTTATGAATTAATTGATGAGTGTATTGAAGGAGCTGATTGGTATAATAATGATGGCGGTTATGGCAGAATAGATATTAATCTTGAGTCAATGACAGCTGATGTAGAGTATAGTCAAAGAACCACGCATGACTATAGCTGGGAAGATGTATCAATATTTGATATATAATGGCCCATCCAAACTTGCATGCTAGAAGTTCTGCAAGAAAGTTTGGCGGTAAACCTGAAGATTATTTACATATTCATGAATGGTTTGATGAAACTAAAGCATGGCTTGGTCATTCAAATCATAGGTTATTCCGTCATCATTCTGAAGGAATCTTTGAAGCAGAAAAGATTTTTGGAAAAAGTTTTATTAATTCAGATGGTAAAACAGTATACACAAGATACATAGGTGAACAACACGTAAAGGAAGATTGTAATAATTACATTCCTTCTGCTAAAGAATGGATAGTTCACTTAAACAGTAAAACTCGTCCGGATTGGATGAAAAAAACCTTAAATATAAATGACTAAAACAAAAATTTCCGTCAAAGAATTAGTGGAATTAGAGCGTATGCTTAATGGCAGTAGTGAAGATTACGAAGTTGCAATATCTAATATTAAAAATTTAGATATTGCAACTATATATATAACACTACTTTATAAAAACATAAACTCAAGTAAAAAGCATAAGTTTTTAGAAGAGTTTGATATGAATACAGTTCGTTTTATAAAATATTCATTTAATAGTATTTATAATACAATTGCAAATGATGAAAGTCTCATAGAAGATAACATTCTTAAAGATTACTTTAAGCATTCTATTGAACGATTAATGACTGATTCATTTACACATTTATCGGTTCCTATATTAGAACAATCAATAAAAATAAAATGGCCAATATCCAAAACACAATAGACAAAATATCAAAAGCTTCTAAGTTACTGATATTTTCAGAACCTTTTTATGGTTTATTTTCAATAGGTCTTAACAAAAAATATAGAAAAGATATACCGACAGCTGGTGTTAGTAAAAACGGTATTGGTATAGAGCTTTCTATAAATCCTGATTTTGTTAGTGATTTATCTCAAAATCATACGATAGGTCTTTTGAAGCATGAGCTTCTTCATATAGCCTTTGGTCACTTGACTGTTAAAGACATGTATCCAGACCACAAATTATTCAATATTGCAGCTGATCTTGAGATCAATCAATATATAGATAAAGAATATCTACCTGAAGGAGGTCTGACACTAGATAAGTTTCCGGAATTGAATCTTCCTATAAAAGCAGGTACAAAAGTATATTATGATCTTTTACAACAAGCCCGTGAGGATGGTACATCTGAAACTTTAAATAACATTCTTTCTCAAATGGATGGTGAAAGTATTTATGATCACAAGACATGGCAAGAGTTTGATAATTTATCTGAAGCTGAAAAGAAGTTGATTGAAAAACAAATTGATCATCAACTTAAAGAAGCAGCTGACCAAACTGAGAAAAGACAAGGGCATTTACCTGGAGAACTGGCACATATTTTTAAAAGACTATTTACAATTGAACCACCAAAGTTTGATTGGAGAGGTTATCTTAGAAGATTTGTTGGTAATTCATCTATTATCTATACAAAGAAGTTAAAGAGAAAGTATAACAAAAGATATACGGAAAACCCTGGCTTAAAGATTAAACATAAGAATCATATTCTTGTAGGTATTGATACTTCAGGTTCTGTAAGTAATGAAGAACTGATAGAGTTTATGAGTGAGTTAAATCATATGCATAAAACTGGTCATAAGATTACAGTTGCACAATGTGATACTCAAATAAATTCTATAGAGGATTTTAATCCAAAAAAAGATTGGAAAGTCCAAGGTCGTGGAGGTACTGATTTCCAACCTGTTATTAATCACTTTAATAAACACGGGCGGTATACTGCTCTTATATATTTAACAGATGGTGAATGCTCTGCTCCAGTAGATTGCCCCAAGAATGCTTTATGGGTTCTTAGCAGCAAATCAAGAATGGTAGATTATTTACCCGGTAAAACAATTCAATTAAATTAATTATGGCACAAGTAAATTTAAACATTGACGACCTTAAAGGTTTCGTAAATCACATTATTAACAACAACAGATTCTTACAAGCACAAAGTAAACCACCAGTTGCCATTGAAGTAATGGGTGAATCTGGTATTGGTAAAACGTCTACTGTAGTAGAACTTGCAAAAGAACATAATTTAAATTTTGTAAAGTTAAACTTAGCACAGATTGAGGAATTAGGGGATTTGGTAGGATTCCCTGTACGTCAGTTTCAGATGTATAAGGAACAAGCAATTTCTTCTAATTCTCAAAATACAATCAATTATACAGCAGCACAAAGAGCTGCCGCATCTGCAGATGTATCTAACATCACTGGAAATCAAGTTAAAAAAGTCGGTGCATGGGTAGATGAACTTGCTGTTAGTGAATATCTTAAAAACGGATATAAAATGACAGGTAAGAACAGAATGTCTTATTGTGCACCAGAATGGATTGCTGATAAAAAAGATGGTGGTATACTATTGTTAGATGACTGGAACCGTGCTGACGTTAGGTTTATTCAAGCTGTGATGGAATTAATTGACCGCCAAACCTACATCTCATGGTCTCTTCCAAAAGACTGGCACATTATCTTGACATCAAATCCAGATAATGGTGACTACATGGTTAATTCAATAGATGCTGCGCAAAAGACACGTTATATTACTGCAAACTTGAAGTTTGACATTGATGTATGGGCGCGTTGGGCAGAAGAAGCAGGAATTGACTCACGTTGTATCAACTTTTTGTTATTGCATCCTGAATTGGTTACAACTGAAACTAATGCAAGATCAATTACAACTTTCTTTAATGCTATTTCCAGCTTTGAATCTTTTGAAGATAACTTAAGTATGATTCAAATGATTGGTGAAGGTTCTGTTGGTGATGCATTTGCAAGCATGTTTACTGTATTTATTAATAACAAACTTGACAAACTGGTTACTCCTAAAGATCTTTTGACACATGATAATGAGTCATACATTTTAGGTGAACTTAAGTCTTGTATTGGTAGTGGTGATAACTACAGAGCTGATATTGCATGCACTTTAGCAACTCGTTTAGCAAACTATGCTGTTGTATATTCTAAGGATAATACAATTAACCAAAAGATTACAGATCGTTTGATTGCTTTATCTACAAAAGATTATTTTACCAATGACTTAAAGTATTTAGTTGTACGTACAATCTTTAATGGTAATAAGCAAAAGTTTAACAAAATGATGATGAATCCTGAAATCATTAAAATGACAATGAAATAATATGACAAGTAAATCAGTTTATCAAAAATTTAATGATGATGCTTTAAAGTATTTTGGTTTAGAAAGTGCCCCTGTATATGGGGTACTTTCTAAGACAGATACTGTTGAGCAAGTAATATGTACAAGTAATTCTGGTATTTATGAAAATATAAAAGAAACTCTTTTAAGGGAAACTTTCAATCAAAATTGGAAAAATTATAAAAGAGCTTTTATTCTACCTAAATGTCCAGTTTCTATAGAAAGAATTAAAGCAAATCTTAAACGAAACGGTATTGTTGTAGTAAATGATTATGAAAAAGCAGATTTTATAATAACACACGATTGTTTTCATAAAAAATTAATGTCTGGTGATTATGTTCAATCTACATTGCTTTTATCAAAACTTGTCTATTATAATTATATAACACCTGATGAACATTGTTCGCAGGTTTTAAGAGATAGTAATCTGAATATTATTGCACATGATTCAACAATGAAGAATGTTAGAAGAAGCCTTGTTTCTTTAGGCTCTTTAGATGATGAATACATGATTACAGGAATGTCTTTAAACATAGCACATGCTTTAGAAACAAATTCTTTAAAAGATGTGGTTAATGTTAATACTATTATGTCTTCTTCTAATATGACACAAGACATAACAGAAGAACTTATAGACTCCATATATAACATGGTTCAAAGTTATAATGATGATGATATTAAAATTGTAAGTAAAATTTTACCTACAATAAATTTAGAAAAAAATCACCATTTACTTTGGGTTTTATTTAATAAAATAGAATATTATATGTATAAATTTAAAAGGAATAAAGACGTTCAATTTTGGATATCTAATCAAAAATATCCATATACTCAGATTAATTCTGAAAATATGATATTTACACTTGAAAAAGATAATCTTTTAGATAAAGAAAGTTTTAAATTCCTAGAGCCTATTTGTAGAAAAGATATTCTTATCTATAATAGAAATCTATATACTTTTAATGTATCTATTATACCAGAATTTCAAAAATATCTAAAATGAAATATTTTAACGCGAAAATTTTTACAGATAATGGGTTATTATGTGTAAAAGAATTGTATAAAAATGAAGTTAATATTCTAAGCAAAGAAGATTTACTGAAAAATAATATAAATATTAAAAAAAATAATATAGAAATAAATACGATTAAAATTAAAGCATCCGATTTAAAAAATAAAGTTATTTATAGATATCCTAATATTACATTACCGACAAACAAGCTATCTCTTCTTAAACAAAAGTATAATTTATCAGTAACAAGATCTGAAAGTAAAGCTGATTATAAAATCGTATCTAAGGAATTTTTAAATAGTCTTGCAACTATAGAATATAGACGACTAATATATTTATCAAGTTTTGAAAAATACATTGAAATGACCAAAAGTAAATGGTCACCATCTATATTTAAGATTATTCAAGATTTTAAAAAAACAGAATTAGATTTAGATGAAGATTGTCTTATATGTCTCAATAGAGGTTTAAGTATGTATAGTCTTGGGACTTTAGGAGATTTACCTTTTGCAGATGATTATTTTTACACGGTAAGTGATGAATCTTTTATTTTCAATATTAGTAAATCAGACAACTTGATTCTTGACTTAGATATGTGTTCTATGACCACTGAAGACAGTTATATTATAGATGAATCAAATTATGATAACATAAATAAAATGATTGAGAGTAATTCTGTTGATGATATTACTCTCGCTCTGGAAACAATTGCTAATTGTAATATTGAAAAATCATTTGATAAAATAGCTTTAATGTTTTGTTTTTATACGCATCAATTCAAAAATCAAGCGACAAATTGGAATAGTGTTAATGTCAGAAGTTTAAGAAAAAGATTTTCAAACTATATGCATTTCCAAAATAATATTTCTTTGCATGTTCCTTATAGGTATAATAAATTAATTGAAACGCTTATTAAAGATGAAGCTTTAACACCTTTTGCATTTAAGGTAATATCTTTGAAAATGTTTAACTTTTTTAATAAAAGTTTAGGTTTTGAAAGTAGCGTTTTTGATTTTAGTTTAGATGATATTAAGCTAAAACCTCAGTATAAAAAACACTTGGTTTTAAATGATCATGGTCAAGAAGTAATTAAAAATGAAATTACAAAACAGCTTGAGTTAACTTATTAAGGAGTTGCCATAATTAACAGGGGGTCTTTAATTAACAAATTAGGACCCCCACTCCTTATCAATGTGCATTGAAAAATACAATAAGGTGCTTTTTTTTGCACGTTTAATGACACATTATTAAAGAAACTGCTTTATAATACAGAATTAAATGACAGATAAAGAACAAGAGTTTTACTCTAAAGATTTCAAGTTTAGTTATTCATCACTAAACAAATTATTATTTTCACCATCTTTATTTTACAAAGATTATATTCTTGGAGAAAGAGATGAAAGATTAGAAAAGCACTTAGTTGAGGGTAAGCTTATTCACTGTTTAGTTTTTGAACCAGAAAAACTAAAAGAAAAGTTTAAGGTTACACCAAGTAAAACGCCTACAGATAATGTTAGAAAAATCCTTCATAAACTAGCAGAAAAAAGTTTAATGATGGGAAAACCCGACATAAATCTGATGTCTGAAAAATTACAGACAACAATACTAGATATTCTAAAAGAAGAAAATTTATATCAAAGTCTTAAAGAAGATTCTGCAAGACTTATTAAAATTCAATGTGCGGATAATTTAGAGTATTGGAAATTTATCAATAACCCAAAGGTGGATGTGATAGATTCTGAAACATTAGCTAAGTGTAAAGAACAAGCTAACATTATCATGAGTAATGAAAAAGTTAAGCTTCTTTTTGCAAAGAAAAAAACTGATTTTGCTTTGGATCCTATTCAAACATTTTCAGAGCAATATTTAGAATGCAAGCTTGAAAATTTTCCATTTGGTTTAAAGGGTTATATTGATTTTTATGAAATAGATGATGATGCAAAATTAGTAACAATATGCGATCTTAAAACCAGCAGCAAATGGTTAGCAGACTTTCCAGAAACTATAAAGTTTTATAACTATTGGCTGCAGTGTGCAATTTACTGTAAGCTAGTCTTTGAAAATTTACCTGAAGAAAAACAAGACTACAGAATATTGTTTAAATTTGTAGTCATTGACAGGTATGATCAAGTATATGTATTTGATGTATCAAGAGCAACTCTTATTGATTGGACTGAAGATCTTAAAAGAGTACTTGACAAAGCATCATTTCATTATCAAAATAACGAATACTCTTTGCCATATGAGTTTGTTGTTGGAAAAGTAGTACTATAAAATGAATATAGTATACACAGAATATTTTCAAAAAAGTAAATTGTTTTTATATCCTTTATTAGGATTAAAAAAAGGTTTAGAATATGTCCCGGCAGATACTTATATCTGCTGGGATAATCTTTACACAACTGAAGATTATAAACTAATATGTGTATACAACAACAAGAAAACAGTAGATTTTAAAAACTTTGAATTAAAATATTTAAAGAATCACAGTCTTTTAGATTTATATCATAGTTTAGAAGACAAGCAAATTTATATATTTGACATGAGACCATACAAATATGATCATATGATGTTTGTATCTGGTAAATATTCGAAGCTTTCAATTGGAGCAAAGAATAAGATTACTCAGTATTTTGACAATAATGGTAAAGTGTCAGAATACATTGAAAGTTTTTTAAACCCTTCTGATTATCATGATTTGTATGCAGAAAGCTTAAAGGTAAACCTTAAGATAATTAAAGAGGTTTACGAAGTATGTAGTATACCTGATTTGATTAAAGAAACTTTGTACGAGAAAATTCCTGAAGAAATACAACTATTAAAACAGAAACCTTTACCTTTGAAAAAAAACTATTAAGATGTCTAATAAAAACATAAACCCAAACATGATGCTGATCACCTCAGCATTCAGAGGAATGAAGTCCTTTAGTATGATTCCAGTAACTCAAGATTGCCCTTATGTAGAGGCAATGTTTGATCCTTCTTCTGGTATCCTTGCTGTAATAAGCAAGGTTAAAAAACAAGCTATGCATATGGTACCCAGGCTTGATGATACTGGTCAACCTATAAAGCTAAAAGTTCCAAATAAGGAAACAGGTAAAACCGTAAAAGAACAAAGAGTTCAAATTGAAACTTTTTCTGAAATTTATATCACAGAAAAGGATGAGATTGTAAATTTTATTTATATGTTTGCCATTAATGCAGCTGACTTTGACATTCTTCCGTTTTTTGCTGATGTTAAAGAAACAAAAACATCTAGTATTATAATGCCTTAATTTTTATTTGTTTTTCATATTTGTTTAAAAGAAAAGGGTAGAAATACCCTTTTTTTTATCTCTTATGCAATTAATTACAACACATCCAATTAAAAAATCAGACTTAGGCTTTCATGCTAATCTATTTGGTGGTCAATTGCTTGCGTGGTTAGATGCTGCTGCTGCAGCCTACGCTATGGAAGTTTGTGATACACCAAGAATGGTAACAGTTATGATTGATAAGTGTATATTTAAAAAACCTGCCAAAGAAGGTCAGCTTATAAAAATTTATGCGGAGGTGGTACATATTGGTAATACCAGTATAACATTTTATATGGAAGCTAGGTCTCATAATGTTTATTCAGGAAATCAGGTTGTTATATTATCAACAAATGTCAGATTTGTTAGAATAGATGAAAACGGAGATCCTGTACCTATATCAGCTAATGTAAAACTAAAATATACAAAGTAATAATGAATCACTGGGTAATGGATTATGAAACCTTGCGTAATTGTTTTGTTGCAGTATTTGAACATTACAAAACATCAGAACAAAAAATTTTTATTATTCATGACCTGCAAAATGATTTTAAAGATTTCGTAAATTTTCTAAACCAAAACAAAAACAAAAAAGAATGGCACATATCATATAACGGTTTAGCATTTGATGGTCAAGTTACACATTACATTCTTAATAACTGTGTAATGTGGTCTAATTTTTCTGGTTGTGAAATTGCTGAAATCATTTACAAGTATGCAGGTCAATGTATTCAAAAAGGTAATAGTAAAGAGTTTCAAGATTATCCTCAATGGAAGATGTCTATAGGTCAAATAGACCTATTTAAAATGCATCACTGGGATAATCCAGCTAAAAGATCTAGTCTTAAATGGATACAGTATAGTATGGATTGGGACAATATCCTTGAAATGCCAATTCATCATGATACTTTAATTGAAACTAAGGAACAGTTAAATACCATAGTAGAGTATTGTATTAATGATGTTAAGTCCACTAAAGCAATATTTGAAAGATCTAAACCTCAAATTAAACTAAGAAAGAAACTTACAGAGACATACAACATTAATTTATATAGTGCATCAGAACCTAGAATAAGTAAAGAGTTGTTTGCTTATTATATGTCAAAAAAACTTAATATCTCAAAAAAAGATATTAAGGAAATGAGAACATATAGAAGTATAATTAAACTATCTAATATTATTTTACCATATATAAAGTTTGAATCTTTAGAATTTCAATCTCTCTTAGAAAGATTTAAGACTGTTGAACTTAATCCAGAAAACTTAAAAGGTAGTTTTAAATATTCTGTAACTTTCAAAGATGTTAAAACAGACTTTGGTTTAGGTGGTGTTCATGGTGCTAGGAAACCCGCTGTATATGAATCTAACGATGAATATGTTATCATAAGTTCAGATGTTACATCTTTTTATCCTAATCTTGTTATTAGAAACAAATGGTCTCCTGGGCATTTTCCAACAAAAGAATTTTGCGATCAGTATGAATGGTTCTTTGAGGAAAGAAAAAAGATTCCTAAAAAGGATCCAATGAATTATGTTTATAAAATTATTCTAAACTCTACTTTTGGTTTGAGTAATGATAAAGATAGTTTCTTCTATGATCCTGAATTGTGTATGCGTATTACAGTTAATGGTCAACTAACTCTCATGATGTTATATGAAATGATTATGACTAGAATACCAGGAGCTATTGCTTTAATGCAAAATACAGATGGTATAGAAACAAGAATACCCAGAAGTTATGTAGAGCGGTATATGGAAATTTGTAAAGAATGGGAAAGTATAACCAGTCTTTCACTAGAGCACGATCAGTATCAAAAACTTATACTTGGTGATGTAAATAACTACATTGCCTTAAGCAATTTTAAGCAAGTTGATATTACAACATGGAGAGAAGTGAGAAAAGAAAATCCTCATTACATGTTCAAAGTTGATGGTGATAAATTTTTATATGCGGCAGCTAAACTAAAAGGTAGATTTGACTTTCATGAATTAGCATTACATAAGAACAAATCTAAACTAGTAATACCTAAAGCTATCTATAATTACTTTATTCATAATACTTTACCACAAGAATATTTAGAACAAAACAAAAACATTTTAGATTACTGTATTGGTGCTAAATCTAAAGGTGATTGGAGACAAGTAGCTAAATACTTAAAAGACGGTAAATACAAAGAAGAAATGCTTCAAAAAATAAATAGATATTATATATGCAAGTCTAATTCTGAATCTAGTGTTAAAATTGTTAAAGTAAATAGTGAAGATGGAAGACAAGCGCAATTAGAAGCTGGTAAATGGATGCAATTAGTTTTTAATAAAATAGAAATTAAACCAAAATGGGAAATGTATAATATTGATAAAGCTTATTATATTGAAGCTATTGAATCTGAAATTGACAACATAGTAAACAAACCAATAAATCAATTAACTTTATTTTAAATATGGATTATTTTGAATTAGAAGTAGCCGTAGAAAGTTGGGCTAAGGACAAGGGAATCTTGTCCAAAGCCACACCTATGGCACAGGCCCTTAAAACTTTAGAAGAGACTACAGAATTCTGTAGAGCTGTAAACACAAATGACCGTGAAGAAATCATTGACTCAATGGGAGATATCATGGTTACATTAATTATCCAGGCTAAGATGCAAAATCTTAAATTAGAAGAATGCCTTGAGTCTGCTTATAATGTCATTAGTAAAAGAACCGGTAAAATGGTCAATGGACAATTTGTAAAAGATGCCAAGTGATAAGCAACTAGTTTATAATTCTGTCACATGTCTGGAGTGTAATGAAACAATTGTTAGTTACCACAGACATGACTATAAAACGTGCTCTTGTCCTAATAATGCAATGGTGGATGGCGGTACAGATTATCTAAGATATGGTGCTAAAGATATGAGTAAAATCAAAATCTTTGCAGTATATGATGATGATCCGTATGAAACTGTCAGACAGTATGCTACACGTGGTTCAAGAGGTGTGGATGGAAAACAGCCACTTAAATGGATTCCTTTATCTGAAATGGAAGATGATCACTTAGAAGCTGTTTTAGATTATGATGGTGCCGAATGGCACATGAATCTTATTAGAAAAGAAATTAAATATAGGAATGAACTTAATAGGGATTAGTGGTAAAATAGGTTCAGGCAAAGATACTGTTGGTGCAATTATTAGAGATCTATATATAACAAATAATAATGATCTTTATGAAATTAAAAAGTTTGCAACTAAAACTAAGATAATTGCCAGTTTACTTACAGGAATCCCTGTAGAAAAGTTTGAAGATCAAGAATTTAAAAAAACAATTCTTGGACGCGAATGGAGCAAAGTCAATGAGTTTGATGCTTTCAGCAATGTCAGCTTTCTTAAAATGATGTCAGTAAGAGAGCTTTTGCAAAAAATTGGAACTGATGCTATGAGAAATAATGTTCATGAAGACACTTGGGTAAATGCTTTATTTGCAGATTATTCAAAAGATCAAAAGTGGATTATCACAGATGTAAGATTTCCAAATGAGTATAATGCTATTAAAAAAAGAAGTGGTATTATTATTAGAATAAATAGACCTGGTTATGGTACATCTATGAAAGAACTTGCAGAAGCTCATCCTAGTGAAACAGCTCTTGATGGTTTTGATTTTGATTACATTATTGAAAATGATGACAACTTGGAAAACCTTGTTAAAAACGTTAGAAAGATTATAATTCAATGAATAAAGAAAGCTTATTTAAATTTACTCAACAGCATATTCTTGAATATCCTGATAAAAAAGAAGAGATTAAAAGTATATATTATCTAGCTTTATCAGAAATAGAAGAAGGCGGTTCAGAATTTCATGAATGTAGTCTTGCTTATTCTGATATTAAAGAAATTATTTCTAGTGATTAAGCATCAAAAGACTAAGACTCTTAATACAAAGGATAATAACAATAGTGCTAACTGTATTGCTCCCAATTTAATCTATGGTTGTTTTGGTGGCTGTGTTAGCACTTATTGTTATATGTCTAGGTATAATGGAGATAGAGTCTTTGTAAACACAAATGTTGATGACATATTTCAGTCTGTTGTTGAATGGGAAAAAGGTTTTACTAAAGTACCAGATCAACAAGACCCTGTATATACTATGGTGGATATTGCTTGTAATACAGACTTAGTCTTAATGCAAAAACATTTACCTGAGCCCCTAATTGATTATCTTAAAAGATATGATGATCATCCAAGATTAAACTCTACAATGGCAACTAAATATCCAAGCTTACTAAAGCTGGATGTGAATCATTTTAACAAGAAGCCAAGAGTAAGAGTAAGCCTTATGCCTCAAGTATATTCCGA